GCTAAAGAAATAACTCAAACAACTAAAAACCAAATTCAACAATATTTGATGAAGTCAGTTGAAGAAGGTTTAACGATGCAAGAAACAATCAAGCTATTAAGAACGGCTGGGATAACTGATTACAGAGCAGAGATGATAGCAAGAACAGAAACAGGTAAAGCTGCAAATTATGGTTCTATGATTGGAACTGCTGCAACTGGTCTTGTAACTATCAAAGAGTGGATAGCATCAAGAGATGCAAGAACAAGGAGAGTACCACCAGATCAGTTTGACCATTTTCATATGGATGGAATAAAAGTAGCATACGATGAAAAATTTAATGTTAAAACTAAGAATGGCGGTTTTGAGCAAATGTTACATCCTTGCGACCCAAGTGGAAGTGCTGGGGATGTTATCAATTGCCGTTGTACGTTAGGTTATGAAGCCGTTAGAGGCACAGATGGAAAGCCAAAAAGGTTGCAAGATAACCCACCTATGGGAGATATGGGGTTAGTTTGGAATCTAATAAATAACGTGGCTTTGATGCAAATTTCTAATTTAATAAGAGATTTGTTAGCAGATTAAAAAAAATTAATAACTTTGTTATATGAGTAAGATTGAAAACAAAAGCTACAATGATATGATTTTGGATATAGAGCCAGAATCAAGAACAGTAAAAGCGTGTTGGTCAAGGATTGGTAACGTTGATTTAGATAACGATATTATCGTTGCTGAAGCGTTCACCAAGACTATCAAAGAACGTGGACCAAAAGGCAAAAATATGATTTGGTCTTTAGTAGACCACAAAGCTGATATGGCACATACTTTAGGTAAGCCTAAAGAGTTATATATTGAAGGCGATATGCTTGTTGCGGTTACTGACTTAATAGAAACTGAATGTGGCGAAGATGCAATCAAGTTATATGAAGCTGGTTTAATCAATCAACACTCAATCGGTTTTAGTACGTTAAAGTCAGATGTAAACCAAAAGACTGGTGTTCGTACAATCACAGAGTTAAAACTATATGAAGGTTCAGCGGTTCTTTGGGGTGCTAATCCAGAAACTCCAACATTGGGTTTTAAGGGTGAGTTCAAAGAAACTAAAGAAAACTTATCAATAAGATTAGAAAACTTAATTAAGGCATTTAGAGGTGGTAGTTTCACAGACGACACCTTTGCTTTAATGGAGATTCAAATAAAACAAATACAAGCTGAGTTATTGGCTTTGGAGATTACTGAAACAATCACTCAACCCGCAGAAGCAGTTGAGCCGACACCAGTGGTAGAAGAAAAAAATGATGAGGAAGTATTGAAGGCAATTAAACAATTTAACAATCTATTTAAAAAGTAAAAATGGAAAATTTAATCAACGAAATGGCTGAGAACCTTAAAGGTTTTCAAGCTAATGCAGAAGCTCAAATTAAAGAGGTGGCTGCACAAGTAACTGTTGTAAAAGACGAGTTACAAAAACAAATCGACGGACAATTAGCTGCACAAAAGAAAGCTGCTAAGAAAGAAGTTAAATTTATGGATGAAGTTATCTTAGAGAAATTAGATGGTAACTTTGACGCAATGGAGAAGTCTTTAAAGAACAATGGTAAGTTCCGTTTGGATTTATCTGATGTTAAGACAATGACTTTATCTGGTAACTTAACTGGTGATGCTCAAGCATCTTATGCTCCAAACCCAGCAATCCAACCTTCTCAAAGCATTAACTTTAGAGATTTAATCCCAACAGTAAGAAGCGAAAGCGGATTATATGTTTACTATCGTGAGAATAGCGGTTTGACTAACAACATCGCTGCTCAAACAGAAGGTTCTAACAAAGGTGAGAACAACTACTCTTTGACTGAAGTTAAAGTTGTAAACGATTACCTTGCTGGTTTCTCTACTTTCTCTAAGCAAATGTTGAAGTCATTACCTTTTATGACTCAAACTTTACCAAGAATGTTACAAAGAGATTTCTTCAAGGCAGAGAACGCTGCGTTCTTCTCAACTGTTTCTACTGCTGCAACTGGTTCAACTACAACTGCTGAAACTAACGATTTGTTACAATTAGTAGATTATATCGCAAACCAAAAGACTGCAAACTTTGTACCTTCTTATGCTTTAGTATCTGAAACACAAATGGGTCGCTTGTTAAAAGCAACTATCGCTGCTGGTTACTATGCTGGTGCTGGTAGTGTTACAGTTTCTCCTAATGGCGGAATCACAATCTGGGGTGTACCTGTTGTTTCTGCTTCTTGGGTAACTGATGACAAAGTATTAATCTTTGATAATAGCTACTTAGAGAGAGTTGAAGTAGAAGGTTTAGCTATTGAGTTCTCTTATGAGAATGGCGAAAACTTCCAAAAGAACTTGGTAACTGCTCGTATTGAGTGTTACGAAGACATCAACTTAATGTTGACTACATCTGCAATCTTTGCTGATTTAGGAAACGTATAGTTCTAAAGGTTTAGTAAATAATGACCCCTACCAATTCGGTGGGGGTTTTTTATTGGAATAAATTAAGTAATTTTGTAAAAAAAAGGATATGTCTTATTCTAATTATATAAATGACTTTAGTGCAATGCCTTTGGGTTCTACTTGTGAGCCTGTAACCTTAGCAGAAGCTAAAAGTTATGCAAGAGTAACAACCAACGCAGAAGATGCTCTAATTGAAATTATGATTAGTTCTGCAAGAGAGGCGGTTGAAGTAGCCACAGGATTGAGTTTAATCCAAAAAGAAATAGTTGTATTTTTTAACAATGTAAGCGGTAATTTTCCAATACCATTTGGTCCAGTAAATATCAACACATTTCAATTGTATGATATGGGTCAAGATGGGTTAGAAATAGAAAGCCCAGATTATGATTTAATTGGTGGAATACATCCTACATTGGGTTTCCCAAGATATGCTAATCTAAAAGCTACATATTTTGCTGGTTCTACAACAATTCCTAAAGACCTTAAATTAGCCATATTAGACCAAATCTCTTATGACTATGAAAATAGAGGATTAGATGGTGATTCAGGTATTTGTGAAAAGACTTGGAAAGCGTGTCAAAGATGGACAAGAATAAGCCCAATTTTATAATATGAAGTTAGGAAAAGCGAAAGCAAACTACGTTGATGCCAACACGATGACTCGTCAAGTTGGAATTTATGCTGCCACAAGGGTAAGTGATGGTCAAGGTGGGTTCACTACCACATTTGCCCTACAAAGCACAGTTTGGGGCGATTTAAGACCAGATAACCAAAATCGTGAGATAGATGACTTGGAATTGCAGTTCGACCAAAGGAGTAGGCTTTACATTCGTTTTGGGGTTAACATTAACAATTCTTATGAGGTTGACGTTGAAGGTTCAAGATATACCATACATTCTATTAAGAACGTTGAGAATCAAAATAGGTTCTTGGAGTTAATAATTTACAAGTAATGCCTCGTTTTACATTTGATATTACTAACTTATCGGAAGTATTTCAAAAATTAAATACTTTAGATAAAAAAATACAACAAGACGTTAAAGATGAAATTAACGCATCTGCTTTAAACATACAAAGCGGTGCAAAGCGATTAGCACCTGTAAATTTTGGTCAGTTACGAAATAGCATATATTTAAAAGAAAAAAGTAATGACAAAGGTTATATTTTCACAATTGGTTCAAGTGCATCATATGCTCCTTATGTAGAATTTGGCACTGGTGGTCAAGTTTCTATTCCTAAAGGATTTGAGGAATTAGCTGCATCTTTTAAAGGAAGAAAAAGTGGTAAATTTAAAGATATGGTCGATGCTTTAACATTATGGGTAAAAAGAAAAGGCATTGGAGGTGGAAAAGATAAATCAATAGCTTATGCAATTGCTATTAGTATATTAAGAAAAGGATTAAGACCACAACCTTTTTTAATACCTTCGTATGAAGCGGAAAAGCCAAAAATGATAAATAACATAAAAAAAGCTATTGAAAATGCTAAATCCTAATATAGAAATAAAGAAGTGGTTTTTTACTAACTTGACAAGTGCAAGTGGATTAGTGGTTTACGATGGTTTTGCTCCAGAGGGTGCTGGTGATGAGTATATTGTTATGACAGGTAGAACATCAAGCCAAGAGCAAGGTAAAACAGGTTATACAAATAGTATTTCAATCACAGTTGATATTATTACAAAAAATGCTAACTTTGGATATAAACGTGCTGAAACTATAAGCGATTTAGTGTTAGATGATATAAACTCTGATACAGTTATAACCCTATCAAATGGGTTTACTGCTTCAAGTTTAAGTGTAGAAAGTATTAGAAATTTAGATGGCTTAAACCCTTTAGATAACGTTTTTAGAGTATTAATAACATATAATATAACAATAACTCAAAATTAAAATTAAATAAAATGCCAGAAACAAAAGTAAGCGGTAGAGATTATATCCTCTTAGCTGACCTAAACAATGACGGAACATACAAAGCAGTAGCTTGTTTGACTTCTAACTCTTTGACATCAACTTTAGGAACAATTGATGCAACTTCTAAATGTGGAGACCAATACACTCCAAATCAATCTTTTAACCAATCTTTCGAGTGTGAAGGTTTTGCGATTG